TAGATAAGACTGGAAAGATACTAACTGAGCTAATAGAAGTAAAACCCCAGAATCAAACACTGTTAGAAAAAGTTGGCAAAAACGTAAACAATCAAATACAGTATGTTAAGAATCAAGCAAAATGGGTAGCGGCTAGCAATTGGTGTAAGGGACAGGGTATCCGTTTTAGAGTGCTCAATGAACAAGATTTATTCTATGGAAGTGCCAAAAAGCGATAAGTAATAATATGAAAAAACTCGAAGAAATTCTAAATTTACCAGAGAATAAGAAAGACATTAAGAAAGCAGAAAAAGAAAATCTGCCCGCTGATTCACAGGCATTGCTACGCGATATATCAGAATACGATAAGATTGCCGCAGCACTGCCAATAGTCAAAGGTCTAGGTGACGTTGGTGATAAAGAGTTAGATGATCTAGCACAACGAGCCACGGATGCCTACGATGATTTAATGGATCTAGGCATGAACGTAGAAGCACGGTATAGCGGAAGAATATTCGAAGTTGCGGGCACTATGTTAAAAAATGCCATAGATGCTAAGTCAGCTAAGTTAGATAAAAAACTTAAAATGATTGAACTGCAATTAAAGAAGCAAAAGTTAGACCAAGAAATTAATCCAGAAGATAACTCGATTCAGGGTCAAGGAGTCATAATTAGTGACCGAAATAGCTTGGTGGAAAAACTTAAGAATATGAAATAAATATACTGTCAGGAACTGTCACATGAAATCATTTCAAGAATATATTGCCGAGAGCAAAAAAACTTATCCGTTTACTATAAAAGTATGTGGAGACTTGTCAGAGTCTGCAGATAAAATTATGAAGAGTGCTATGCACCGTTTTACAGTAAACAAACTCAGTAAAGGTAAAAAAACACCAATACAAGCCATGCCCTTAGATTTTCCAGGGCAGTCGAATGTAGAAGTTCATGTGTTCGAAGTTGACCTACAATATCCTACTACCAGTGCAGTATTAACAGAATTACTAGCAGACCAATTACAAATTAGTCCAGCAAAAATTAGAGTTAGAACTCCTGGCGAAATGGCAGAGATGGCACTGAATTTAGAACATAATCAAGCTAGCAACGAAAGTTTCTTACTAAAAGACTATGCTGATGAAAACAATCAAGATTTGGTTGGTCAGAAACGTGTGGTAAGTTTCTTAAAAGAATTAGGCAAGCAAGAACATACATTACAACCAGTTGCTGGTGTAAACGATCAATTACTAGCTAAGACTGCTCCCACAGACTCAGCAGGTAAAACAGCAGACGTAAAGCCAGGCACCAGTCCGGTAGGGTCACGTCAAAACAAGATCCCTGACCCCTACAAAGGAAAATAAAATGAACTTCAATGAGCTTTACAGAAAAATTGCGGCAATAGATAAAAAGACCAACGACGATATTATCGAAGAGTGTGGCATGGGTCCTATGACCAGTCCAATGTCTAGCCCAATGCCACAACAAGACAATGTTAACATGAATGTTAATATGAGTGGAAGTGGTGCCGGCGGCATTCGAGACTTAATGGCAATTCTTAAAAATATCGAAGATCACGGTGAACACGGTGAGCAAGAGATAATGCCTGGTATTGATTCGATCAGCATCGACACCCCTGGCGGCATGGATGACATGGGCGACATGGGCGCAGCCGGTGGTGATGAATTAGCACAGATGTTAAGATTAACCGGCCAAGACGACGGCAGTAGTTCGAGCAAAAATATGTTACCGGGCAACGATGGTGCTGATGATGGCCCAGAGTTAGACGACGAACCTATGGATGATCCAGAAGAAGAACCTAAAGATAAACCAGAAGATGAATCGTTTGCCAATGAGCCCGATCAAAATTACAACGATGTAGGAACAGTTACTACTGATGCCGGTGGCGGACTTAATGGTTCAAAACAACAAATTAAACAAGGTTCTACTGCTGGCAACAATCCGTTACCAGAGTCAGTAAAACAACGTCTAAACGCAAAATATCAACAATATAGATAATATATTATCATTGTCCAAAGCGGGCTTCGGCCCGCTTTGTTATTTGTAAATACAGTATGTCTTCAAAATCACTAGACGGCGTTTTAGTTAAACGTGCTCATAAAAAAGAAACTTTTACAGAACAAAATGTAAAAGAATTATTAGCCTGTTCTGATCCAAATGATGGATATCATTACTTTACTAATAACTTTTTCTATATTCAACATCCTGTTAAAGGTAAAATGTTGTTTGATCCTTTTGGATTTCAGACACGACTACTAGACGCTTATCACAATCATAGATTTACCATAAACATGTTGCCTCGCCAGATGGGCAAGACCACTTGCGCGGCCGGCTACTTATTATGGTATGCAATGTTTAATCCAGATCAAACTATTTTAATTGCTGCCCACAAATACACAGGCTCACAAGAAATTATGCAACGTATAAGATATGCTTATGAGTTGTGTCCTGATCATATTCGTTGTGGCGTAACAAACTACAACAAAGGTAGCATAGAATTTGATAATGGAAGTCGTATTGTATCAAGCACTACTACTGAAAATACCGGTCGTGGTATGTCCATCTCATTATTATACTGTGACGAGTTTGCCTTTGTGCAACCTAACATTGCCACAGAATTCTGGACGTCTATTTCACCTACACTGGCCACAGGTGGTCGTGCTATTATTACCAGCACCCCAAACAGTGATGAAGATGAGTTTAGTAGAATATGGAAAGAAGCCAGCAATAAATTTGATGAGTTTGGCAATGAACGTGCCAGCGGGCTAGGCAGCAACGGATTCCACCCATTTACATGTCATTGGAATGAACACCCCGATAGAGACGAAGCATGGGCAAAACAAGAACAAAGTCGAATAGGCGAAGAACGTTTCCGTCGTGAATATAATTGTGAATTCTTGATCTTTGATGAAACTCTGATCAACAGTATGTGTCTAGCTGGATTAACCGGACAAGAACCAATAATGAAAATGGGACAAGTCCGATGGTATAAGAAGCCCACTGCTGGAAATATATATGTTGTCAGTTTAGACCCTGCATTAGGCACCGGTGGTAACTACAGTGCTATTGAAGTAATAGAACTGCCTAGTTTTGATCAAGTAGCAGAATGGCATCATAATGAGACGCCAATACAAGGACAAATACGTATTATAAAAGAAATATTAACTTATATTTCTACTACAATAGGTCCTGAAAATGCCAATGACATCTATTGGTCAATTGAAAACAACACTGTAGGTGAAGCTGGACTAGTAGTGATTAAAGATCTAGGAGAAGAATCATTTCCTGGATTATTTGTCAGCGAGCCTATTAGAAAAGGACATGTGCGTAAGTTCCGTAAAGGGTTTAACACTACACACAAGAGTAAAATTGGTGCGTGTGCTAGGTTAAAACATTTAGTCGAATCAAACACTATTAAAATAAAATCAAAACCCCTTATTACAGAGCTAAAAGCCTTTATTGCATCAGGCGTAACATTTAAAGCAAAAGTCGGCGAATATGACGATTTAGTATCTAGTTTGCTGTTAAGTGTGCGTATGACGCAGATTTTAGCCGACTGGGATCCCAGGGTTTTTGAACGAATAAGCTCTAGAGACGCTTGGGAAGATGAGGATTTTGATCCCCCAATGCCGATATTTGTTTCTAGCACTATCTGATAAATATGAAATATGGAAACTAATTTAAATCGTGTGGCTACTGACTTGATCGACAAGATCGGAGACTTTCCTAACCTTGAATACAAGGATAGTGACAATCAATCGATTCCTCCTACTATGGACGATCAAATAGAAAATGCCAGAATTTTTGACTTTAATTTTGCTCGTGACGGTGCAGACTTTGGACCTGTTACTATTACAATAGGTGACCAAGACGGCCTGCAAATTAAAACTTACAGTGATCCTGTAGAAGGTAAAAGCAATAGAGAACAAGACATATGGTATGATTTTATCAAAAGTATGAGCGAGTTTGCTACAGAGCACGTTATTAAATTCAAGGGACCTAAAATTGTCACCAAAAAAATTATACCAAAAACAGAGGTTGGAGAAAGCAAAATGACAGAGTCAAAATTAGTGGGCACTAGCAAAACCAGTTATCAAGATTTAGGCGAAGCTACCCTAATCGTCAAGCATACTAGACCAATTAACTATGATGCAGCCAACGGAAGAACTCAGCACATTGAAAGTATTTTTATTGAAAATGCTGCTGGCGAGAGATTTCGTTATCCTTACAAACATTTAAATGGGGCCCGTGCGTTGGCAACACACATTATCGGCGGTGGCACACCATATGATGATGTGGGCCAATATATGATCGGTTTGTCAGAAGAACTTAACAAACTTAGAATGTTTAAAGGTTACGTTACACGCAGTCCTATGGTTTCAGAAGCCATGGGAGTTGTTACTGACAAAGTCTTTGAAAGAATTGAAGGTATCAAAAAAGAGATTCACAACCTACAAAGTAAAAAATATTATGCCGAATGGGTTGACGGATTTAACAAAGCAGAATCAAGAGAAATTCCGGAAGATGTTAAAAATGAATGGATTGATCGTTTAACTATTAAAACATTTAATGAAGAATTAACTTCTGTATTTCCTTATTTGTTTAATATCATTGAAGAATCCGATCTTCCGACAAAGAACATCAGTGCAGAAGATATATTAGGCAGTATTCAACAAGTTCAAGAATTTAACGAACCTAATAGAGAAATACAAGAACTAATAGACTTAGAAAATTTTGTAGATAACATTGTCAAAGAAGATGCTGACACTGGTATCTTTAGCAACGACCCCACTGCAGTGGAAACTGCTGTTGCAAAACTAAATGAATTAATTTTAGAAAATCCAGATGCAACTCTAGGGTTAAGTGGCGAAAATGGCAAAAAATTAGTAGCTGATGTATTTGGCAGTGATGAATTAATGAAAGAAATTGAAGATCGAGCAGATGAAGGCGAAGGGTCGAACACACCATTATGGCCGCTGGTCCAAGCCTACTTAGAATTCAAAGCGCCTGAAATGTTAGCAGCCAATGGTGGTAATGTTGATTTTAATCCAGAACCGCAGGCCGCACCTCCAGAGGCTGCTCCAGAACCTGCTCCAGAACCTGTAGCCGCTGAACCTGCTACTGCAGAAGCTCCTGCAGAAGAACCACAGCCACAACAAGAAAGCTGGCAGAGTAGTTTAGAGCAACGTCTTGGAAAAATTAAATCGTTGGCAGAGCAAAGCGGCAGAGATTTTGACTCTATCAATTTAAACATTAATGGTAAGAGCTACAGTTTATCTGAAGCATTATCAGCGTTTAACCTAGTAGAAGCAGGCAACGATAAAGATAATAAAAAGTCAGATGATAG